AAAGAGCAAAGTTTGGTGGTAAACCAGAACAATCAAGATTAGCAAAAGCAGCTAAAAAACAACTAAAGGAAAAACATAGAAAATATGGCTAGTTCAGGAACATATGATTTTAATTTAGATATTGATGAAGTAATTCAAGAAGCTACTGAAATGATAGGTGGTGAACAAACTCTTGGTCATACACCACAGTCAGCACGTAGGTCAATTAATTTATTACTAAATGATTGGCAAAATAGAGGTGTATTACTATGGTCAACTTTTACAACTATAGTAACTGTACAAGCAAGTGTAACAAGTTATGATTTAGCAAATTCAGTAAATGATGCTTTAGTAGTTACAACTAAAACAAGTGCTGCAGGAGCAGAAACACAATTAGAAAGAATATCATTTGAAGAGTATAATGTATTACCTAATAAGTTTCAAACAGGTAGAGCAACACAATATGCTATAAAAAGAAATGTAGATAATCCTACAATATTTTTATATCCTGTTCCACAAAATTCAACAGACCTTTTAAATATAGAAGGTATAAGACAATTAGAAGATGTAAATAAATCTGCAGGACAAAATGCAAATATTCCTAAAAGATTTTTACCTTGTTTAACATATGGTTTAGCTTATTATCTATCACAAAAAAGACCAGGTATACCCATGGATAGAGTTAGTATGTTAAAAACAAGTTATGAAGAAACATTAAAAAGAGCAATGGAAGAAGATAAAGAAAGAGCAAGTATTTACTTTAAACCTAAGTTAGGATATATTTAATGGCTAGAAGTAATTTTCCAAACGCAAAAGCAATGTGTGACTCTTGTGGATTTGTATATCCAATGAGAGTTATGAAATTAAGTAGTTATAATACACTAAGATGTCCTGCTTGTTTTGATGGTAATTTTGATTTAAAAAATCATCCACAAAATAAAGCACCAGATGTTAGAGAAAATATTGCAGTAAGAAATGCAAGACCTGATAGATTAGGTAGAAATTTAACATGGGAAAGTGCTTCATTTACATGGGATGATACAACAAAGGCTAGATGGTGGCAAATGGTATGAGTACATTAGAAGGAAAATTAGTATCTAAAAGTTATAAACAACTTCTTAAAATAGCAGTATCTGCTAATGAAGGAGTTAGTGCAAGTTTAATAAATGTTCAAACAGGTGATGGAGTTAATACTGCATTACAAGTAGCAACAAATCAAGTAGTAGTTGCAGGTAAATTTGGTGTATCAGATGATATGTCTGTATCTGGTAATATGCAAGTTTTTGGAAAAGTTAGTGCTTCTGCATATTATGGAGATGGTTCTAATTTATCTGGTGTAACTGCAACAATAGAAGGTAATATATCTGTATCTAATGCTATAGTAGGAGGTACACTAAATGTAGGAGGAACTGCAACTATAACTGGTGCTGTAATGGTATCTGGTGGTGAAATAGCTATTAAAAATACAGGCTCTCAATCTAATATAAAATTATATTA